TTCGTCAGCATCCACCTAATCTATGATGCGAGGAAAATAAAATGAGCGAGATTGAAAGACAGATCCACCAAGTGGAGGCTAGTGTTGAAGAAGCAAAAGAACTTATAGCTAAGAGCGATGCCTTAGCCAGGCTCGAAAAGAATAAAGATTTCAAGTTCCTGGTTATGGACGGTCTGTTAGAGAAGGATGCAGTCCGGTCGGTGATGTTGTTAGCTTCACCTGGATTGGCACGGGATGAAGACCGGACACAGGTACAGAATAGAATTGACATGATTGGGAATCTGTATAACTATTTCCATTATGTACATCAGCAAGGTAACGATGCTCGTGAAGGACTGGCCGAGTATGAGAATACTCAGGAAGAGCTACTTGCTGAACAGCTTGGTGCGGAGGTGATGTAATGACTGATCCTGCCAAGACTGAAGAAGAAGAAGTCAAAGCACCCGAACTTAGTGATTTGACAGACGAACAGATTGAGCAAATGGGTCCAGAAGATCTGGATGCATTTATCGCTGTACAGGAGCAAGCTGCTCCTGAAGTCTCTAAGCCGGATGTTGATCCGGAAGAGACCCAGCCTGTAGCTGGTAAGGAAGAAGGTGATACTGGATCCGGAGAGGCAGATGGTGCTGCCGCCGAATTTCAATCACTGAACCCCGAACCAGATGTGGCAGGTAGTACCTCTACTGACCAGTCAGATGATGCCGGCACTGCTAAGGCACCTGAAGACGGAAAGGATCTAACCGCAGAGGCCGGCCAAGCCCCTGAAGAAGGTTCCACGTCCGATGATGGTGGCAAAGCACCTGACGAAACTGACTGGAAAGCAGAGTATGAGTCGCTTATGGCACCATTTAAAGCGGCTAAGCGTATGGTTACTCCTAAGAGTAAGGAGGATCTACGTAGATTGGCTCAAATGGGCTTCGATTACACACGTAAGATGGGCGAAATGAAACCTCATCTTAAAGTGCTGAAGACCTTAGAGCATAATGATTTTATGGATTTAGATAAAATCAACTTTGCGATTGACCTTATGAAGGGCAATCCCGAGGCAATCAAAAAGTTCCTTAAGGACCATAAGATTGATCCGATCGAATTGGACCTTGAGGGCGATGTGGACTACAAGCCCACTGACCACGCCGTGAGTGATGGACAGCTGGCTCTGGATGAGGTTCTCGATTCGATTCGTGATACCGAGAGTTTCCCCAGAGTGGCTAATGTGATCACCAAGGAATGGGACAAGGCTAGTCAGGACACATTGCTGGACAACCCGGAAATCATCCGGTTCATAAATACCCATATGGAACAAGGGTTTTATGACCAGATTTCAGAGAAGTTAGCTTACGAGCGCTCTCTGGGAAGATTATCGGGCCTGTCTGACCTGGATGCGTATAAGGCAGTAGGTGATGCAATGCAGGCCAATAACGAATTCAAACCCGTTAATGGCCAAGGTACCACTCCTACTAAGCAGACCACCCAGGGACACAGCCAGGATCCTGAAGGATCAGATGCGAGTAAAGACGATGTCGATGCTCGTAAACGAGCTGCAAGTCCCACGAAGGGAACTGCTGGCGCAGGGAAAGCGCCGACTCCGAACTTCTTAGGCATGTCTGATGAGGAGTTCGAGAAGATGAGTCCGCCGTAATCCCTGTAACTTTTTATTCATTGCAGGAGTTTGATCATGGTTTTTGAAGCACCACAGATCTATGGAGCCGCAGACGGTTCTACCTCCAGTGTTGGGTCTCAGATCCGCACTGACTATTTTCAGCGCAAAGCGCTGACCGATGCAGTCAAAGAGTCCTATTTTGGACAGTTGGCTGATACGCTGTCTATGCCTAAGAACATGGGTAAGACGATCAAACGGTATCACTACCTGCCGATCCTCGACAACCGCAACCTGACTGATCAGGGTATTGATGCACAGGGTGCATCTCTTGCTGCTGATTGGACTGCTGACGTTAGTATTGCCAAGCAGGTTATCTCTGCTGTTGCCCCCGCCGATGCTGGTGGACTGTCCTTCTATTTCGAAGGCACGGGTACTGGTGCTGACATTGCTACTGGTAAAGGTCTGGCAGATGACGAAGCAGAAATGCGTCTTCATTCCTGGGCAATCCAGCAGGGTCATGTTCCTGCCGCTACGGCTAATTACGCTGCTTCTGTTGTTGTTCTTGAAGCTGCTAATTGGGTTGTTACGGTTGAGAATACTGGCGAAGAGTGGCATAACCGCGGTAACTTGTATGGTTCAAGCCGGGATGTTGGTACTATTTCCCGTAAGATCCCTACCCTGTCTGAGACCGGTGGACGTGTTAACCGGGTTGGCATGAAGCGGATTGAGTTGACTGGTACTCTTGAGAAGTTCGGTTTCTTCGACGAATACACTCAGGAAAGCCTGGACTTCGATTCAGACGCAGACCTGCTGCAGCACCTGACTACCGAAAGTGTCAGAGCTGCTAACGAAATCACCGAAGATCAGCTGCAGATCGATTTGCTTGCTGGCGCCGGCGTAATTCGTTTTGCTGGTGATGCAACCTCTACCGTTACTCTGAATGGTGGCACCGCTGCTGCTAACACAGAAGACGTAGTCGTGTATGACGATCTCGTGAAACTCGGTATTGAGCTGGACAACAACCGTTGCCCGAAGAACACCAAGCTCATCACTGGTTCTCGCATGGTCGACACCAAGGTGGTTAACTCAGCTCGTTATGCCTATATCGGTAGCGAACTGCAGCCTGCCCTGATGCGTATGGTTGATTATCACAGTGAAAGAGCGTTCCTGCCTGTTGCCCAGTATGGCGCAGCTACTACGCTTGCTCGCGGTGAATTCGGCTCAGTTGCTGACTTCCGCTTCATCGTCGTTCCTGAGATGGCAAGCTGGGAAGGCGCTGGCGCAGCTGTTGGTGATACCGCTGACGAAGTGTGTGCCTGGTCTACGGCTATCGACGGTAGTGCTGCTACCAACGTATACCCGATCCTGGTAGTTGGTGACGGCTCCTTCACGACTGTTGGTTTCCAGACCGATGGCAAATCTGTGAAATTCAAGATCACTCACAAGAAGCCTGGTCGTGAGACTGCTGATCGTAACGATCCGTACGGCGAGATTGGATTCTATTCAATCAAGTGGTACTACGGCTTCATGCTGCTGCGTCCAGAACGCATCGCAGTGCTGAAGACGGTTGCTACGCTCTAAGCGAAGCGACAAATCATGGTAGCCCTCCACAAGGAGGGTTACCTTTTATTAATATTGTAATAGACGAGAGGAATCGATATGACTACGAAAGTAAGCCCAGAACTCTTTTTAGCGCGTCAGAAAGCTGACGAACTTGGTTTGAGTTATCATCACAATGCGAATGCTGCTACAGTCCAAAAACGCATCGATGACAAACTCGCAGAGCAAGAAACAATTACTGAAGCAGTTGCTTCAGAGGGGCCCCAGATACTGGAAGAAACCGTTGTTCCGATGACGGCAGCGGAATATAAGCGTAAATACAACGCGAATATTGGGAAGAAGATCTCCGCCTTGATGCGTGTTCGGATCCAGAATATGAATCCGTCTAAGAAGGAATGGCCTGGTGAGATTGTCTCAGTTGGCTCAGCAAAGCGTGGAACCTTCAAGAAATACATCCCGTTCAACTCTTCAGAGCCTTACCATATCCCTAAGATCATGTATGATATGCTTATGGATAAGAAATGTACCATATTCAGTTCTGTTAAAGATGAACGTGGTAACACAGTCAGAAAGGGTCGTTTGGCCAACGAGTACGCTATTGAGGTACTTGAGCCACTGACAAGAGATGAACTGTCAGACCTGGCCCGTACGCAATCACTGCAAGCTGGACAACAGTAAGGAATAGATATGGCACAAGATACCCCAGGTACATACCCCGGTTTCACTAATCTCGCATTGGGCGAAGGTGTCTTCGATCAGTTGATGGAAGCAGCCAGAGCCCACATAGAGAAAGAGTTTAAGCAACAGCGCATCTCTGCTAGTGACTACAGCACGGTATTGCTCGGGACTATCGAGTCCGCCATGCAGAATTCGACCCAGTACTTACTGGGTCTTCTGCTAATCAATGAGAAGCAACGAGGTCTCGATCTTGCAAATCAAAAGGCAGAGTTTGAGATTGACTTCATGCTGCCTAAGGCATTGGAGAAGATTACGGCTGAGATCTCCCTGATCGAAGCACAGAAGCTGTTGATCGATGCTCAGATCGAGAAGACTGAGAAAGAAATCGAATACATGACAGCTAAGATCCTAACTGAGAGAGCGAACACTGAGGGTGGCCTGGCTGATGTCGACAGTTTGATTGGTAAGCAGATTGCACTGCTGACTGCCCAACGTATTGGCTTTGCTGGTGATATCCAGATTA